TGTGTTACCATTAAAATCTACACCATTAGTACAACCAGATATTGTACTTAAAAAGGTTGTACCTGAACACACAAAAAAGTTACCCGTAGAACCTGTTGTAGCCCCACCATTACCAGTAGGCTCAACAACAAAATACTTTACTATATCTGGACCACAATGTTTATTACTCATCTTATACTATAATTAAGCCTCTTAAAGTTATTTCAGATATTTTATTAGAATCTGTTTTAACCATTGTTATTTGTACATCATCATTAGCTTCTACTGTAAAAGGTAGTGAAACTACTTCACCGTTTTTATAAATAGTGTAAGTGGTTGTGTTCTCGGTTTGAATTGTTGTGAAATTAGTTTTATTATCGGTATTAAATTTAATTGAGGTTGGCGACCCTGGTAAAAATTGTATAACACATTTTAGTGTTTTATCTTCTTCAGTACCATCTTTTATAAATCTAGCTACAGGTTTAATTTTTTTAGATTCTAATTCAGTCGTAACAAAAACCCTATTAATAGCTGGTTTGACTTCAAACTCTTCGGTGTCCACTAAATAACCCATTAATTTCATTTCATAACTTTGTACGTAATACCTTTTACCATTTAAATCATTTATTTGACTTTCGTCACCTATACTTTCCAACATTATTGGGAAATAATGACCCTTTATGTTTACGTATGCTTGAGCTGAAGCAAAGGTTTGCATCACTTTTTTAGTTAATTTATTTAGTTCCCTCATTCTAAAGGTAAAAAATCTAACAGTATAGAACATATCAATACCTACGGGGTTAGGTATTCCATATATGTCAGCACCTTTCCTGTTACCATCCCAAACAGGTATTTGCATATAAGGGAAATTTTTCCTTATAGGTATCTTAAAATCGGCTGGATTAGTCCCTGTTTCGGGGTTAGGTCTTCTAACCACAGAAACAAAAGGTATTTTCATATTTTTATATTTATCACTAGTCTTCCAAGTTTTAGCAAACTCATTCCATCTTTGTAGTGTTAAAAAGTGTACAGGAATTTCTTTCCCTTCTATCGCTATACCCAAATCATCACCAACAAAATCAATAAACCCTTTATCTAAATCATCAATGTCAACCTCTCTAGGTAGAAATTGTTTATTTTGTTCTAAAAATTGACCAGTCCATTCTTCAGGTCCATCGTAATGGTCCCTAACTTTAATGTCTATATCCTTTTTTATTTTCTTTGGTAAGGCCATTAATAATTGGGGTTAAATTCATTCTCGTCAGCAGTAGTACAAATTATAGTTCTATAGTAACCTTTGTAACCTAATCTAGTGTGACCGTTATCAGAAAATATCTTACCATCGTCAACCACAGTAAAATATTTTATATTATCTTCTCTATCAGAGTAACCTATATAATCACCATATATAATGTCAGTATTCATTTCCTCTAAGTGACTAACAAATATTGTAAACGTAAAATTACCATAGTCCTCATATCTGTCGTAACCTTCTGAGTAAGATTTAGATTCTGAATTTTCTAGTTGAGGTCTGACTTTAAGTTCTATCGGTGGTTGAAATCTAATTTCTTGAGTACTAGCTTCACCATAGACATCGTCTGTTTCACTCTTTATTCTATCAACCCTAAATAAAACTATGGTAAAATTTAAATCACCTTCCACAAACTCACGTGCCATCTCATCTTCTATATTAAAATCTACTTGGTCATAGAATCTATGAAGTCTAGAAATAGGGAATCTTTTTTTACTCATTAAATAGTTTTTTATATAAATATCTATTAATATCTATTTCATTTATTTTCTTTAAATTGTTTTTATATTTAATTTGTTATGTTAGATATTAGTAAATTGAAAAACAGAAAGGCTTTAGTCAAACTTGAAGACTATGATGGTGGTAATGAGTATTTAATTTCATTAAAAACTAAAATGGAAAAAGAAGGTTCTTTTTTTATATCACCTAGTATTGCCGAGTATATTGAGTTAAACTTTGATAGGGAACCCTTAGAAATAAATAAAGTAATAGAAATAAATGAGTTTTTAGGTAAACAACTACAAACCAAATTTGAACTCAACCACATACCAGAAAAAGTTATGGTTGAGTGGGTTTTAGGTGAAACTGAAAAAAGTTACCACGTAAAAGGTAAGGTTTTTAAAAACCAAAAATACTCACCTTTATTTTATGTCTCTAAGTCACAGATATCAGAGAATCTATTAGACGTTGAAATGGATGTTGATGTAGATTTTGATGAGTACCAAGAAATGGATAAGAGAGGTTGGAGAGTTTTCCCACATCAAGAAAGTGGGATTAAATTCTTATTAAGTAAAAATAATCGTATATTGGGTGACGACATGGGTTTGGGTAAAACATTGATGTCAACAATCGCCTCTATTGAGGCTGGGGTAGAAAAAATATTAGTTGTTTGTCCTGCTAACGCAAAAATAAATTGGTTTAGAGAACTTAACGCTTATATACCTGAAGAAGATATATCTATAATTAAATCTGGTCATTGGAATCCTAAAAAATATACTATAATAAATTATGATATATTGAAAAACTTTCACACTATTACTGATGGTAGAAAGAAATATAAAGACTATGAAATACATAGACACTTAGTGGAAGAAGAATTTGATTTAGTTATTATGGATGAAGCTCACATGGTTAAAAACCCAAAAGCTAATAGAACTAAAATAATGAACCAAATCACCGAAAAAATAAAAAGACGTTGGTTATTGACAGGTACACCTATAGCTAACAGACCTATGGACTTTTTTAACCTACTAAACATTTGTGACTCACCAGTTACATCTAGTTGGAAACAATTCGCGTTTAGGTATTGTGATGGTAAAAAATTTAAAAAGAAGTTAAAATCGGGTGGGTATAGAGATATTTGGATTACGGATGGAGCATCAAACCTAGAAGAGCTACACAATAGAACTAAAAATTTAATCCTCAGAAGAAAGAAAGAAGACCACCTAGATTTACCACCAAAGATAGTTGCACCTTACTATGTTGAGATAGATGATATGAATCAATACCATAGGGTTTTTGATGAGTATTTAGAATGGGCTAAATCAGAGGGTAAAAGGTTAGGTACAGGTAGACATATGGTAGAACTGATTGTTCTTAGAAAATACCTAGCTTTAGAAAAAACAAAACAAACTATAGAGTTAGCTGAACAAGCGATAGAAAATGGTCAGAAAGTTATTATATTTACCAACTTCACACATTCTTTTGACGCTTTAATGGACCACTTTGGTAGAATTGCTGTTGGTCACAATGGTAAAATGAATGCAACTAATAAACAAAACTCAATAGATAGATTTCAAGAAGACGATAATGTAAGAGTCTTTGTCGGTAACCTTATTTCAGCTGGTACGGCAATAACACTAACCAAAGCTGAAACGGTTATTATGAATGATTTAGATTTTGTACCATCAAACCACGCTCAAGCTGAAGACAGGGCTCATAGGATAGGTAGTACCTCAACAACCAATGTTTATTACCCTATAGCTGTAGGCACTATCGATGAAATGATTTACAAGATACTGGAAAAGAAAAGAAAGATTATTGATACTGTTATTGGTGATGAACATGTTTCTATGGATATAGAAACTGATTTATTTAAAGAAATGTTAAATGGATACTTTTAATAAAAAAATATTTTTCCAGTCTTCCCTACCTAGAGCAGGTTCAACCCTTTTACAAAATGTGTTAGGACAAAATCCTAATTTTTATGTTACACCCACATCTGGTGTGTTAGAATTACTATACGCATCAAGAAATAATTTTACGTTATCACCCGAATTTAAAGCTCAAGACAAAAAAGAAATGGAAAAGGCTTTTAAATCTTATTGTAAAAGTGGTTTGGAAGGGTTTTTTAATGGTATCACAGATAAACCTTATGTAGTGGATAAATCTAGGGGATGGGGTGTTCATTATAGTTTCCTTAATTCTTTTTATCCTAATCCTAAAATTATTTGTATGGTTAGAGATTTAAGGGGTGTTTACTCCTCAATGGAAAAAAATTTTAGAAAAAACCAACACTTAGATTCAGGGATTATAGACCATTCCAAAATGAAGGGTACAACTACTGAAAAAAGAGTCGATATATGGGGTAACACACAACCAGTTGGTTTAGCTATCGAAAGAGTATATCAGATTATTAGAGAAGGTATGGATAAAAATATTTTGTTTATTAGGTTTGAAGATTTTTGTCAAAACCCTGAACAAGAAATAATTAAAATTTATAATTACTTTGGGTTACCTTATTATAAACACGATTTCATGAATGTCGAACAATTAACCCAAGAAGATGATTCTGTTTATGGTATCTATGGTGACCATAAAATAAAAAAAGAAATAAATCCAGTTAACCAAGATTGGGAACAAGTGTTGGGTACGAATTTGTGTAATAATATTTTAAATAAATACAGGTGGTATTACGATTACTTCAATTATTGACTAATTGAAAAATAATATTATTATTTAAAATAAAAAAATATATGAAATTTATTAACACTTGGGTATTACCTGTAATTATTTGTATGGTGGGTCTTTTATCTGTACTAATATTCACATACACGGACTCATTAATTGTCAT